GGTATTGTAACTGTTCTATCTGCTGTAGGATTTTCTACAGTCAAAACAGTTTCGTGGTCATCTGAGGTTGTTCCTTCAAATGTAAATGAATTTGTTACTTCAATTGTAGTAGAGTCAATAACTGATTGAGTACCGTTTACTGTAAAGTTTCCTGTTACAGTTAAACTACCTGGTACAGTAACAGCACTTGGTAAACTTAAAGTTAAAGTATCACCAGATTGAGCAGTTGTAATTTGATTTGCTGTGCCGTTTACAGTAAGTGTATCACCTAAGTCAATTGCTGTACTACCTGAATCACCTGTAAGTGTTATAGTAGAATTTGATAATGAACCGTTTGCAATATTTGTAAGTGTGTTATCAGGTCCGTTAATAGTTTTATTTGTAAGAGTTGAACTTTGAGAAGCAGAAAGAACTGTACCGTCAACTGCTAATGTTAAGTTATTACCTGAAATTGTTGAAGTAATACCAGTACCACCTAATAATCTAACAGTTTCACCGTTAGCAGATAAGGTCATTACCGTAGAAGTATCATCAGCTATTTTAATAGTACCGTTGACTGTAGTACCATCACCTATAGCTGTATAGATTTCGTCAAAGTTTAAATTGACTTTATTAGCACCGTCACGGAGGTTATCACCATTTCCGTCGTTTGCTGAACTACCTCGATTTATTGTTTGTTTTGCCATGTTTATCCGTTATCTCTTATACTATTTATAAAGTTTTTATGGTGTTGTATCATCAAATGTTTTAGTTGTTGTGTCAAATTTAGTTAATGTGTTACTAAACAAGTCTTGGTTAAATGCTGTTGATGTAGGAAACGCATATTTCATACTAAGTGTTTTACCAACTGCATTGGAAGTCAACAAAAATATAGGTACTGGTTGACCGTCAAGAGCAGTTTTAGTACCTGTTACTCTTAATGCATTTAAATTTTGAAATGTGTTTGCATATGAATTAGGAGAACTTGTACCGAATGCTGTATTACCGTATCTATTTAGTGAACTATATCTAGGACCACCGTATGCATAACCACTTCTTACATCATGTCTTACTCCTGAACCATCTACAATTATATTTCTTGGTCTACTTAAATAGTCAATTTCTATATCTTCTCTTGTAACAGTCAAATCTCTTGTAGTAGAAGAAAAAGGTTCTTCAAAATCATTACTAACATCTATTTTTTCACTTCTTAAATGTGCGTTTGGTCTTAATGATGTACCGTCACTATTTGTTCCTAATCTTCTACCAAATACTGTTAAGAAAATAGTATTTGCAATTTGTAAGAATGGTACTTCTTCTCTGCCTGAAGTTACACCTTTAACAGGACCACCAGCAGTTACAGTAATTTTTGATTCAATATCTACTTGACCTGTAAAATAAAAACCTGCTGTGTGCATTGTCTTTTTAAATGCGTCACGCCATCTAGCAATTGATTGTCCTACTTTAATAACATAAGAATAATCTTGATAGTATAAACTATCTTGTACTCTCATAGTAGTTTCAGAAAGTTTACCTCTTTCACTAATAAATGCACCATCTGTATCTGAGGTTGATACCACTTCTACTGAAGCACTAGAAACATCTAATTTTTTAAGTGTACATGTTCCTGATGTAGCGGATGTTAATGTGTCGTTGACATCAAAAGTACCTGTTACATCTTTTATTTTTAATAGACCTCTATCTGCGTCAAGATTAACAATTTTACCTGAACCACCAGATGAACTTGTTATACTATTTGTTTTAAGAAATGTTCCCGATACATTTGTCACAATACCGTTATTAAAGAAACCTAATGTAGGTGGTGTTGGTGACTGTTCATAACTTCTACCTAATTCTACAGTTTTGACTTTTACAATTTTACCAATATCATCACCATATGCTTTTACAACTGCATTACTACCTGTAGATGATGTTACTGATACTTTAGGTAATGTAGTGTATTGATTACCACCATTTGTTATAAACAATTCATCAATAGTTTGTAAGTCTGTAAATTTTTCTTGTATTAATCTTTTTCCTGCATATGAGTCGCCACTTGTAGTTTCATCTTCAAGTACAATTCTATCTTCGACACCTGTAGCAGAAGCTGTAGACCCATTTTGGTCAGCAATACCACCATTTACAACTTTAACAAATCCAGCGGCATTACCACCACCTGAACCAGTATTTGTAAATGTTAATAAGTCGCCAATGTTATATCCTGTTCCTGCATTGTCAATAATAATTTCTGTAATAGAACCAGGACCTATTTCTTCTACTTGAAATAATGCACCCTCTCCACCGGCAGTTAATGATATTGTATCTGTAGTCGAGTTAAGTGAACCATCATTTATAATATTTTTATTACCTGGAATACCGGTTATATTTGCCTTAATAAAATAATCGTCATTATCACTTGTAGTACCTGTAATTTCTTCACTAACTACAAATGTGCCTTGAACACTATCGGCATTTAAAATTAATTGTGTAACTGTACTATCACCAATTTGAAACTGTGATGTGTTTTCTACAATAGCAGTTGCACTAGATGTACTACCTGTTATTGTTCTACCAACTAATTTATTAGCGTCACCAACAGAAGCAATAACTCTTAATACTTTTAATGAATCAAATTGACCATCAGAAGCTTTAAGCATTTGTTCTCTAGGATAAATTGTTTCAGAGTTTTCACCAAATAATATTCTAAAAAACATTTCATGTCCACGAACAGAACCTTTTGCTCTGTACATTGACTTAATATTTTTNATTAACTTTCTTTTATCTACACCGGCAGCTAAATTTTCTGGAAGAGTTGCTAAAAACTCATCTCTCATGTTTGATAAGAAATAACCTATAGCATTATCGGGGTCCCTAAAATTAACCAAGTCAACAATGTTATTTACTGGATTAGGTTTATAATTAGTAATATTTGCTTGAGCGCCTGAAACTGCACCTACAATAATTTCACCAGAAATAAATTTATCTTGTGATGAAATTATTAACCTATTATTTGCAATATCTTCAACTAATACAACAGCAGTTGCTTTTGATGTTTGACCTGTAACTGTTTCACTTCTAGCAAATTTACCATAAGTAGATTCTTCTAAAAGCAATTTATCACCAGCGTCAAGTAATGTTCTAGCTGTATCTTTACGACTAGAGTTTAAAACTAAATTGTTTGTTTGACCTGTTTCTGATTGAAGTAAAATACCATCTGTGCCTTCGATAGTATCAATTGATAATTCTGCTGACTCTAAAAGTTGATAATAGACTTTAAGAAATTCGGCAAACTTAGGGTGGTCAGCAACGACAAACTCTGGTAGTTGGCTGTTAAGTATTGTGATATTTTATCATTAAATTTTGCCATTGTTCATTAGTAACTTGATGTTGTCGTATAGCCTACGCCAGCGTCAGCGGAACCTCCTACAAATGAATCTGATTCTACTTTTATAATAGAATTAGAAGTGTCAATTTCTATAATTTGGTCTCTGACAGGAACAACATCATTAGAGTTTGGTGTTACTGTTAATTCTACTGTAGTTGATGTTACACCTCTAATATTTGATATTGAAGCAACATTTAAAGAATTAAGTGTAATTTGTCCTGTTGTGTAACTAATTGTACCTTGTGTTTCATTTGAGTATGTTCTTATGCCTGAAGCTAGATAATATCTTCTTACATTACCATTACCATCATCATCTAAAAATTGTTCTAAGTCACTACCTGTAACTTTAAAACCAGTAGATGATAAAATACCACCACTTGCTGAATTATGTCCTGAATGAGGATTGAATAATGAATTTCTAAAGTAAATATCATACTTGTTAGAAGCTGCCAATGTAGGTGTAAATTCTTTTCTAATTTTAATTGTTGTAATGTTAGATAAAATACTAGTATCAACAGCGTCAATCAAACCAGTTAATTTTGAATGTCTATAAACTGAATCAAACTTTTGTAATATGTTTGTATTATAGTTTGTAACTGCCGTTGTAATTTCTGATTTTAAAGTATCACTAGATTTTGTTGTTGTGCCTGTATTGTATTTAACAGTTGATGTTAATAAAACCGAAGTAGTTTCGGGGTCAACAATTTGTGGTGCTACTGAGGCCACATTATAGGGTTTCAAAGAATCTATAATAGATTGTTTTGTAGTTTCTGTTAAAGTAGAACCTGAAGCTGCTTTAACACCAATCTTTACAATACCGTATCTTGGTGTTTCATCATCTTCTCCGCCCCATGCACTTACTGATAATGCATTTGGATAAATTGATTGTACTAAAGTTTCGTAATCTGTTGTTGTAACAGCTCTATCTTGAGCTGCATATTGTAATGGTGCATTGTGTCTAATTGATTCATCCGTTTCACTATCAGAACCACCTTGTGAATTAGAAACAGTTGTAATTGTTACATCTGAAAATCCACCGATTGTTCCTGATAATGTAAATGAACTAGCGTTATTAGATAAATCTTTGTTTGTTACAATGTATTCTAATATTACAATATTGCCATCTGATAATGCAATACCATTAATACCGTCACCAAAATAAACTTCAAACTTACCATCTTGACTTTCTTGTATGAAATAAACTTTTGATGTAGCTGTAACATTATTATAACCACCTGCTAATGAATATGTGTTTGTAGTTGTGTCACTAGAACTATTTTGAACTTTAACTAAAAGAGTTGTAGTATCAATATTAGCATTTGGTAAAGTAAATTTTTGGTCTACATCTGTACTGTCAACAGTATATTTAAAAGTTACTAAAGAACCCTCGTAAATAGGAACACCAGAAAAATTATAAACACCACTTGACGGTGTAATTGTAATATCTGAGTTTGTTACATATTGATATGAAATATTATCAACACTTGTTGTAAAAATTGTACCTTTGTTCATTGTGATGTTTGTACCTGTAGCATTATTAACTTTAATGTCAATAGAGGCCATAGGTGCTTTAGGTGATGATGGTGTGTAACCAATCATCTTTGCTAACGATACAATGTTGTTTCTTATATCTGCACTATCAAGATATACTTCGTTTGTTGCCATGTTGGCTAAGTAAGCAAGATAATGTGTGTTGTAAGATAAAATATCTAAAAGAATATTTAAAGAACTACCTTCAAAGTCATAGTCTTGAAATTGTGTTTGACCTTGTAAAAAGGATTTTAAGTTTAGTTTGATTGCGTCAAAATCGTAATCAGAAACTACTAGTTTATTTGACATTTATTATCTTACC